TTGCATTCCTCCGCCTGGGAAGGTAGATGTTCCGATTGGTATATTTGATTGCAAAGTGCTGGCCCTTCCGTGCGCTGGAGCTTTTGGGGTCAGGAGAAGAACGATAACCGCCGAGGATCCGTGCGAACCGAGCGAATGCTACGACACGTTCTATTGTCCTGAAGATTGCTTCAAAGGGTGCAGAGACAAATTTTTCGGTTGCCACTTTACCAGTAGCTTGGAGACTACCTTGACGATCAGTTGCGAAACATACAGCAACATCTCTTGCATATACCCGATACCGCAAACGCAGATAACCTTGGAGTTTTGATGAAACGTCGAGTTCATAATCTCGGTCCACCAGAACAACAGCAAGCGAAGAAAACTACGGTTGTCGTTAAGTCAAGCGGCAAGAATGTATCGCATGTTCGCATTACCGAAGCACCCAAGCTAGACAGCAGGCACGCATGGGCGAGACTGCACTTGCAAGAGATTGGTGACGTGAACTGGCTATATCGATGGAGCACGTTGATACCAGGGACTTGCTCTTGCAGGAATGACGCAAGCGAAATCCTTAAGAAGCTCCCACCCGTCTACGACTCGCCCGAATCCTGGTTTGAGTGGACAATCAATTTTCACAACGCCGTCAACACCAAACTCAACAAACCCACGGTATCGCTCGACCGAGCTTACATGCTTTGGCGACACCGAAGGCCGGCAACCGATCGAACGCGAGCCATCATCACCGTTGCCAACGGCACGCAGTTTGTCGAGATGCTGCGGCTGACACGGCCATTCATGCAGTCGTACGCTGATCGTGTGAACGCCGATCTGATCGATCTCGACAACGACACGGAGTCGTGGGGTCCGCTGGAAAAGTTTCGCGTCTGGTATTTCGCACAGCAATACGATGAGGTGCTGTTCGTCGATGCCGACTGCGTGATTAAGCCCGAGTGTCCCGATTTGTTCAGCATGTATACCCAATCGATCGTCGCTCACGACGATTGGTCGCGACTTTACAAAACCGATTGGCTAGAGCGAGAACGGGCGACCGTTGCCGCAAAGACCGGCGTCAGCATCGAGCATACCGCACAATGTCTCAACTCTGGCGTGGTCTTATCTCGTCGGTCCTCTGCGGACACTTGGAAGCGACCAGAAGCCGACATCGGCACCTCGCACTGCGCGGAGCAGATATGGCTAGAACACTGCATCGACAAACGAGTCAAGGAAGGTGCCACCTTTGGCAGACTCGATGTTCGTGCTAATTGGCAATGGTGGTTTAGCACGCACTACGCAGGAGCATTCGAGGCAGGACTCAAAGATGCGTGGATCGTTCATTTCGCCAACGCGGCCAACAGACTGAAATTGATTGGAGACTACATCAACACGCTCTAACATGGAGAGACGAGCATCATGCCAAGAGGCAAAGGCCGAGACATTGCGGTTGAGCTGTGTAGGCAGTTTCCAGAAGCGAGCAATCTATCGCTTGCACGCAAATTACGAACTGACCACCCGCTATTGTTCGCGACCGTAGAGAATGCTCGCCGAATGGTCCGCGACGTGCGTGGTGCGACTGGCGATCAACGGTCGAAATACGCGGACCTTCCCCGAGCTAGACGCAAACCAGGCGAGCAACCCAAGATGCCGCCAAGCCTGTCCGAACCGTTCACTGAGTTCGTCTTCGATGGTGCGGAAAGGATCGGAATTATTTCTGACATCCATGTTCCATACCACAGCGAGAAAGCATGGGAAGCGGCGATGAGAAAGCTGTCTGCCAACAAGTGCGACGGCATCCTGATCAACGGCGACTTCTGCGACTTCTATCGGATCAGCCGCTACGAAAAAGATCCCGAGGCAAGATCGTTTGGCGACGAGCTGCGGATGTGCATTGAAGGACTCCAATACATTCGCGATTGGTTTCCGGATGCACGGATCGTTTTGAAGCTCGGTAACCACGAAGAGCGATGGGATGCTTTTATCTGGCAGCGAGCACCGGAGTTGTACAGCGTCGATGCCTGTCGCATTCATGAACTACTGCGGCTCTCGTCAATGGGCATCGAGATTGTCTCAGATCAGCGACCAGTGATGCTCGGCAAGCTTCCGGTTTTGCACGGCCACGAACTACAGAAAGGCATCTCCGCACCCGTCAACCCTGCCCGTGGTGCGTTCCTGCGATCGCTACACACGCTAGCGGTCGGTCACTCCCACCGAACCAGCACCCACGTCGAGCCAGATATGTTCGGAAGCGAGGTTGCGGTCTGGTCGATCGGGTGTCTTGCCGCACCAAACCCCGAGTACAACCGCTTCGCAAAATCCAATCACGGGTTTGCCTACGTTGCTGTGTCTGCGGATGGCGACTTCAACTTTGAAAACTACCGCATTTCTAGCGACTGGAAGGTGAGGACAGGATGAGGACACCTTGCAGTCTGGGAGACGTTGTTGCGGTCGTTTTTGACGACCATTCCGAAGGCGAGCAGCACATCGTGTTCGAGGTGTTCGGGACCGTTCTGCGCAAGGACAGAAGGTCGCTATTGATTGGTTCGTTTGTGTACTCGGGTTCGGCTGAAATTGACGAAAACGTAGTTGTCTACACCATCCTTCGGGCGGCAATCCGAAAACTCGAAGTTCTCCGTAAAGCCCAGCATTTCACTCAGCCCGTTTGATTTTAGCGACCGCATCGCTGAGATGATCCGACCGCTTTTCCAAATGCCCATACACCCGCGAAACCATCGTTGGATTGACATGACCCAGTAACGCCGCAACCGTAGGCAACGAAATACCCGCCTGCAATGCGTCCGTGGCGTAGGTATGTCGGTACGAATAAGCCGTGACCCCTGCGACTCCAACCGCTTCCCGCAGCCTCCTGAACCGCAACACAATGCCATCCTTCGGCCACGGAGTTTGCTGTGAGGACAGTAGCATCGGACCATCTGGTCTAGCGTGCATCAATATCCTTGTCAGCGTATGAAGGCACGGTCCACACCTCACCACCAACGGCTTGTTCGTCTTTGTGCTCGTCTTGTGCCTTCTGAAGACCCAGCTATCCCCGACCACGTTTTGCGCTGTCAGTTCCCGCACCTGTGCAGGCCGTGCCCCCGACAACCTCAATGCGATCAGCACCAATCGAAACGGACGCGATTTTCGTGCCTCGCACCCAGCGATTAGACGGCAGTGATCTGCGTAGGGAATCATCCCGTCCCGAGGCTCTGGGCTTGGCAGCTTCAGTTCCGTGACATCCGACCACGGCAAATACTGACGCCTAATTGCCCAGTCCAGCACTCGCTTCACCGTGTGCCCCGCGTCCCGTTGACGAGCTGCCGACCAGACACCGCGACCACCTCGCAGCACGCGAATCGATCGCATCCATCGCGTCACATCTGCCTTGCCAACTTCGCGAGCCAACCGAGTCGGTCCAAACCACAGTGCGAATTCTTCCAGCAACCAAGTCAAATCCGCAAACCTCACCTCGCTCAACTCCGGCTCATGATGCTTCAAGAACGCCTCACAGATCGCCTCCAGCGTTGCGTCATAGTGCTGATAGTCCGCGATGTTCCGCAGCCGTTCCCAAATCGAAAACGCCTTCTTCTCGTCAGGGTCCAGACGAATGAAGTTCCCTTGCTCATCCTTGACGTACCAGCACTTCCTTGCTTTACGGTAGAACGGCTTGCGCATGAGCCTAGATTCTGTCATGCGTTTGACACGTTCGGTCAGCGGCTCAAACAAATCCAAAAATCGCTGGTGCCATTCTCGGTGCCCGGCACCATTTATCGTTCAGTCTTTTTCATTGTTTACCCTGTGTTTTCCTTAGTGGGCGGTACAGAACTCGAATCTGTGACCTCAACGATGTCAACGCAAAAATCCTTGTAGTTTCCTGCGTTTTTGCTGGTTTCTAGTGGTGCCGTTGCTGTGGATAACCTGTCATTTAATGCCGCTTGGTGCCATTTTGGTGCCGCAGCCTCCATGACTGTCTCACCTACAAATACCCCATCAGAAACAACGGAACCGCAACCGGCCAAAAGATTGCGTAAATAATTGGCTTCCAGAGTTCTGCCGAGTTACCGCCCAATACCACAAACACTCCCACGAAAAAAAAGGTCGCGATCGCACCCGCTGTGTAAAATCCAAAGGCAAACATCTTCATGTGACTATCCCCTCTGTCGGTTGTTGGCTCAACATATCCAGTCGTTTTCAAGGTTATGGTAAATTCAAGATATTAGGGTGTTATGCCTTCACTGGAACCCACACACTATCGGCGTTGTCAAACCAATAACGCGCCGTCTGCTCACTGACCAAATCGACAAACGTGAATACATCCCCTGGCCTCGCGATCTCGAAGAGCCACGTCTCATCGTCCTGACGACTAAACTTCCTCTTTGCATGCGAACGGTAATGCACCACCAAAAACACATCCGGCATCGGCACAACAACGGATTGAACCGAAGCCTCATTCGTCTCGCTCATCAAAACACCTTTTTTCTTTCGGCTCGGTAAATCCGAGCGTTATGCCGACTCTGGATACCGCGTCACCCCATCAGGCCAAGCGATACTGGTGAAACGCAATGAGACTGCTTGTCCGATTGAATTCCCACGCTTCACCACATCAGTGAGAACCATGTCGTCTTTTTTGATGATACATTCGGCATCCGGCCACAATGCTTTCACATGCAACCATGCTTCCTCTAAACTCATCGCCATTCCAACCCTCCGCATAACAAAGCGGTCAACCGAAGTCGCCGGTCACCTTGTTCTCACGCCCAAGTCTCTTGGCGGCGACTCGGTTACCGCTGGCGTTATGCGACTCAGAACCCAAGAACATCAAGCATGTCTCGCCAACCTTTCACGGTTCGCATGGTTCCGTCTGGTAATGAATGCTTCAGCTTTTTCCTGCCGCAATCGTTATCCCAGACAAACCAATTGACTGTTTTACTTTCGCTGGCAAAAAGCTCATCGACGCAATCTACCAGCAACTCAAGCGGCCTCCATGCAGCGCGGCCAAACTCGGAATCCGCCGTGCAGCCGCTCAATCGTTGCATCTGCGACCATTTCGAATCCAATGCCAACTTTGCAGAAACAACAAGACGCAGCCATCTTTCAGCATCCGATCGCATAACAAACGTTTGCATCGAAGCCTCATTCGTCTCGCTCATTCTCGTTACCTCTTTCCTTTCGGCTCGATGAACCGTAGCGTTGTGCCGCTACTCTCGGTAGTCGTCGTAGATTTCAATGCAATTGAAACCATCATTGTCAACTGACAGCACGCATTTTCCGTACTCTCGAACGAACTCCATAACGTCTGTCAGCTCAACAAACCACGCTTGAGAATACCCAACGTCTCTGCAAATCTGATTTTTTTCGATTCGATGATTCGATCCTTTCTCGTACCACCACGCATGGGCATCGTTCCTAACGACCTTGCTTGGATCTGATACGCTTCTGCGATCGACTTCTACACATTGATAAGCAGTCGCTTCTAAGCACGGAGCTTTATTTGGGGAAAATCTTGTTTCGGACGTACGGAACACCCTGAACAATCCAGGACGCGGCACAACAACGGATTGAACCGAAGCCTCATTCGTCTCGCTCATCATGTCTACCTCTTTCCTTTCGGCTCGGTAAATCCGAGCGTTCATCGGACTGCGATGGCGTACTCTGTCGCCTTGTCGTTTCCAAAGTTCCGCATTGGCTTCAAGAGCCAAATGTAATAGCACTCGATGTATTCCAGCTTGCCAGATGGAAACTCAATCCACGAAATCTCATCGGTGTCTCGCGCGGCGTGGTGCCTGTCGGCACACATCGCACCAAATCGATTCCGCAGACATTCCGTCTTGCCGACGTACTCAATCCCGTTTTCGTTGTGCAAAAAGTAGATGCACGGAATGTCGAGCAACGACACAAAACCTAGCTTTCCAAATGGCGCAGGCGGCTTGGGGTATTGCGGGTCTTTGAGCATGTACGAATCCGCTTTCCACTGAAGCAATTCAAGCTCTTTGTCAACCAGTTCAATCTGCCGACGAAGATCATAAACGGTGTCTTCTGCTTGCCGACGAACTTCTTTCAGGCTTTCAATGTGTGCCGTGATCTCTTTGTGTGCCTGCTCATAGGCAAGGTCGCCAATGGCTCGACGGTAGTTGATGATCGCTTGGTGAGTTCCTGACTTTCCAAGGTAAATTGTCTTCCCATCGATGTGGACGCACATCTGGCCCGACGCCGTATGGTGGCGCATTGACGGTATTAGCTTCTTCGGTCTTCCCATGATCTTCCTTGCAGCACGATGAACAAGCCCATGCATCGGAGCAACGGGCGGGGTTTATTGAAATGGTTAATCTTTTGGCCGTTGCCCGATGATGGGCAGCGTTATGCGACCTCAACACCAAACGGCGAACCGTCGTCGAAGACCCAAGTCTCAAATGCCATCTCGTAATCCCAGTATCCTTTGTTCGTTCCGAACTTCACGGATCTGTCGTTGTAGCCAATGACGCTGCTGCATGAGTCGCTTGCAATATGCCGAACCCATCGACATCGATGCGGTCTAAACTCTTCGGCACTGACAAACGGTCTGTACTGCTTCGGCTTTTCGATCTTGCGTAAAATCAACCATGCATTCTTCGCCTCCTGTTTACACTGGACTGGACCGACCTGTGCGTTCAAATACCAATCCCCAAGTTTTGGAATTCCGACTTCAACTTCCTCAAAACCATCAGGTATTCCTTTTAACGCCATAACCCAACCCTCGCATAACAAACCCACGCACCCAAGCGGCGATCGGGTGCTCTATCTTGGAAACCATCACCTGCCGCTGGGTGATGGGTAGTGTTCGTCGGACCTACTCTAACAAGCCTCGTCGGCATATAGTCGCAATCTCCACCAAAATGGGACTAGCGGTGTCTGTACGTTGTTCTATTACAAGTGCAAATATCGTGTTTAATGCCTCTCGCATTTTGAGCGTGCGATATTCTCGACAATCACAGCCGTAATGATGCGTAACGCAGCGTTTGGCCCTGGTCGAAGACGCCCCGCACGACTCCATCTGCTCGCTATTGTCTTCTGCTATTCGGTTAAATTTGGTCATGCAGTTGTCGCATATTTGCAGGTACACTCCTGAAACGGAGCCGCACTGGTGGCAGAGCGAGTCGGTATTGTTCATTCCTGCTCTCCTTTTCAACCAAGTCGCTTCATAAATCGAGAAGCGTTGATCGCAAGATCAGCGTGACGCGGCAGAGCTGGTACAGACTCTGGCTCAGAGTCCAAAAAATTAGCAAGCGCGGATTCCGTAATCCGATAATGCTTGTGGCCTCCGGTCCCCAGATTGACGGCAGCGAGCCGACCGCGTGCGATATGCTGTCGCACGGTGGACACAGAACAGCGAAGTCGATCTGCAACCTCGCGCATGGTCAAAATCCGACCCGCGTTAGACATGTTTTTTCCCTCGGCAAAAACCTGGCGGGGCTACCGGGGAGCATCGCAAAAATATGCACTTGAACAAACAATAAGTCAAGAGCTGACCAAAGGTGTCAAAACGGCAAGCAAAATCCCGTTGTCATCGAAATCGCCATTTATGAAAGAGTCAACTATGTGGGAAATACGGTATGTAGACAGGCAAGGACAAGATCGTGTGACACTGGTGGAGTCAGCAGACAGAGCGTTTGCAATGGGTCGCGACATGGCCGCAAAAGGCAAGAAGCCAAGAGTGCGACAGTGCAAAACGGATGTGTTACTGGCCGATCCAGAGTGTCAGGAAATCGTATTGCTGATGCGACGAGTCAGCGTGCGAGATGCGGCAATCTTTGCTCTGCGTTGGGCTCGGCACGATCGCACAGCAGGGTGCCTGCTGTGGCCGAGCGGTGAAGAAATGCCCTCGAACTGGAAGGTGTCAAAAGACTCCTAGTTTCCAGGTTTCTTTTTTTGTCTGGCTTTCGCAAGCGTTTCTTTTGCTGCTGCGACAGTTGGCTTGCGTGCAGTTCCCGAGCGTGGTTTGGGTTGACCCGCCGCAAGTGGTTTACCCATGACAGCCTGCCGTCGCGATTTGTCTGCGGAATCAACGAACGAGGCAACGCGGTTGAGACCCGCAACCGCAGACTTCAAATAGTAAATCGCCAATGATTTTGTTGGCTGATCACGCGCGACCATCTCGCAACGTCGCAAGGTAGACGCAAGCTGCTCTAGCTCCTCGCATATAGATGCAATTTGGTCAGCAGAAACAGATTCAGCGATCGCTTGTGGTTTGGCCATGTCTCAAAATGTAGCCAAATTGAAAAAAATTTCTAGGTCGTAAATCTTTATGCGACCAAAACTTGCGATGCATCTATGCATTCCCTACGCAATACTTCTCGACAAACCATATTGCACTTATGCATAAGTGCCGATACAGTCTTTCATCATGGTCACTCGATTAGACAAGTCAAGCAAAACACGGTTCGGCGCAGAGTACATGTTGCTTTGGCGCGTTTCCAAGTCTCTCGGCTGGAGCGTGATCAATCGCGCGATCAACGGAGACGAGAAAGCTCTTGATCGATTGGAGCGGTTTGCTTGGAAGGGGAAAAAACGCCCTGCTTTGGTCCAGTGGGTAGCGAAGCAACGAAACAAGTAGTTCCTGGCGGGGCTACCGTCGCTCGGTCTGCATGGTGCAGGCCGGGCGTTTTCATTCAGGAAAAGGAGTTTATCAATGTTGGTGTTGTCACGGAAGAAGGATCAATCCATTCGGATCGGATCGCAAGCGAGCGTGCGTGTTGTGGATGTGAGCGGAAACCGAGTCAAGCTCGGAGTGGAAGCACATCGATCGATTCGCGTGCTGCGAGGCGAGCTGACAATCAGTGCGGAGGTAGAAGTGACAGAGAAGGTGAACGAAGACGATGGCGTTGACCATGCCAAGTACGCAGCGGAATTGCTGTACTGCTTGCAACGGTTGCTCAGTTGCACGCACGATCCAAGCTTGGAGGGTCGCGTTGATCTGCGAGGCATTCCGCAGGCGTGGATTCTTGAGACCTATGACGTTATGGACAAGTACGAAAAGGCGATGGGGGTGCCGACGATCGACGAGTGTCTCAAGCAAATCTCTGAGCGTCAAGGAGCGGCAACGTGAGCGACGTAACGATTGACGGAGTTGCGGAAGCGATTGTTTGGTACTCGGTCGAACGATCGTTGCCAGATGTGATGACGACGGTGATGGTTGCTTTGAACGATGAGTCGTATCCAACATTCATGGGCCACTGGGACGATGACGCGGGATCGTGGTTTTCGATTCATGAGCAGAAGCTGGAAGGGGTGACTCATTGGGCCGACATGCCAGCAGGTCCAACATGAACGACGACGAATTTGCAGACATTCCGATCGTTCAGTTTGCTGTGTCAGGATTGATTGTGTGGTGCGTGATCCTGACGTTGGCGACATGGATCTTTGGTTTTCTGTAGTGGCGATGAGGGTAGTTTAATCCAGGAAAAACAGCGGCTACTTGACGGGCTAGCCGCGTTGCAGGTTCAACTCCTGCCCCTCGTCCTGTGTGTGTGTTGTGTTTGTTTGTTTTGGAGGTGTGTTGTGAAGATCAACAAAGGGAAAGTACCGCGTGCCAGGCGGGTACTGATCTATGGGGAAAACGGAATAGGAAAGAGCACGCTGGCGGCTCAGTTTCCCAAGCCGATTTTTTTGAATCTGGAAGATGGTGTTGGCGATCTGGACTGCGATTCGACCGAGGTTATCCGGTCGGTCGGTGAGTTCTACGGGTGGCTGATGCACTTGGTCGAGACCGACTACGAGACGGTGGTTGTCGATACCGCTGACTGGCTGGAGAAGCTGATTTTTGCGGAGGTCGCAGCAGAGGCGAACAAGAAGACGATCGATGACATCGGGTACGGCAAAGGCTACCAGTCGGTCGAACTGAAGTGGAAGAGCTTGTTCGACGGGTTCGCGTTTCTGTGGCAGCAAGGCCGGCATGTGGTGTTCACTTGCCACGAGATGATCGAAAAGTTCGTCAACCCAGAAGGGGACTCGTACAACTATTGGCGACCGTCGCTGCATGTGAAAGGGTCTGGCTGTGTGACTGAATGGTGCGACGAAGTGCTATTCCTGCGGTATCGCACGAACACGATCACTAAGGAAGAAGGGTTCGGTGCTAAGCGAGCGGTCGCCGTCGGTGGACGAGAGCGATACATGGCTTGCACCAAGTCGGCAGCGCATGAGGCGAAGAACCGTCTAGGCATGCCGGACGAGCTGCCTCCGACGTTTGAGGCGATCGCTCGGTATCTGCCGCCTGTCCAGTTTCGAGGTAGTCGGCCAACGGCTGCGGAAGTTGTGCAGGCCAAGCCGGCCAAAGGAAATATCGCTGGAATCGTGCGTGACGGTTCGAGCAAATCGAATGTGATGGTTGAGGTTGAGAATCGTTTTTAGTTTTTGGGAGAGTTTGAAACATGGGAAATCTAGCTGGTTTTAACGCGATGGAAGTTGAGCCGAACGTCGGCATGGATGTCATTCCTGCCGGCGAATACGAGGCGTGCATCGTAGCCTCGGAGATGAAGCCAACGAAGAGCGGGAACGGAAGCTATTTGAATCTGGAGATCCAGATCCTCAGTGGACAGTACCAAAATCGCAGGCTGTTCGAGAAGCTGAACTTGAACAACCCGAACGCGACAGCGGTGCAAATTGCAGCGTCTACTTTGAGTTCGATTTGTCGAGCGGTGAACATTTTGACTCCTCAGGATTCGAGCGAACTGCACATGAAGCCGCTGCGGATCTCGGTCGGTGTTCGAAAGCGAGAAGACACTGGAGAGATGGAGAATCGCATCAAGTCGTTTAAGCCTCGCGCGGCGCAGCCGGTGCCGCAATCTGTGGCACCAAGCAATCGAGCATTGGCGACAGCGGATGTTGTTGCAAGTTATGCCACGGCAGGCAAGGCTCCCTGGCAGAAGTAAGGCGTGCGACCTGCTTGGTCGTGTCGATCGGCGACAAAGGGCTGTTAGCGGGTTCGAATCCCGCACGATCGATTGGGTGTGGTTTGGGTTGGTTGATTAGGAGGATGTGATGAATCGATACGTTTTAGATTTGCTCGAACGCTGCAAGCAGGTGCAGTTTTCTTTTGAGTTTTTTACTCCTGATAAATCATTGGCCGCACTTAAATACAATACATGCAACTATCGAAGCCGGTCAGAATCAACGACATCTCGGTACGCAAGCGATATGTCAAAAGGATTGTTTACCATAACAACTGCAACAATTGCATTTGCAGATGACGGTACGCTTATTGATGGTCAAACTCGACTGACTGCTTGTGTAGAGTCGGGTGTAGGTTTTTGGACATTTGTGTTAAGGAATTGTCCAAAAGAATTGATTGACGACCCAAACCAAGACAAAGGCAAGATGCGGAATTTGTCCTTGTATTTGCAGAAGCATGGATACAGCAACACAACCGCAATGGCTGGTTCAATTCGCGCACTCAATCGTTACTGCTCGTCGAAATCTTTGCGGTGTGACGGTAACAGTTCGTTGACGGATGCAGCATGCTTGGCAATTTGTCAGCAGATGCCAGATTTGTTTTTCAAGTGCGTTGCCCGGGTTGCTAACTCAGGCGCATTGAAAAAGGTGTACAAGCCATCGGTGACGATTGCGTTTTACTACATTGCTTCTCATCTTTCCGAGTATGCGGCGAATACGTTTATGAAGGTGTTGGCGAAAGAGCAGGATGAGATGTCAAATCATCCCGCTAACGTGGTTCGAGAGCAGGTTATGGCAAACAGGAATATGGATGCAGCCGTATACATTCGGCTTATGTTTTCTGCATTCCATTCGATGATAAACGGGGAGAGCAGAAAGATCATCCGTGAGTCCGAGTCTGCCTTGCAGCATGCGGCATACGCTGATGCAGTTGCAAAGTTCAGTGATTTAGCAAATGGATTAAGAAAATAGCCAACACACTACAAGGAGGTGCCGTATGGCACGGATGCCACTTTTGGTTTTTGTATCGGCTTGTTTTCATGGCCTGGAAGGAAATCGAATTGTTGAGCGTGTTGAGGTGGATATGCTCGAAGTCAATACGGTCTACGACCAGGGATGCAAGCCGGTTTTTGTGCAGGTGATTGCCTGGCAGTACATGGTCGAGGACGGCGACCGACCGCACAACGTAGGTTGGCGGATGGTTTCCACTCCGCAGGATCTTCCAGTCCGCTGCGGAGGGACTTGGACTGTAACGGTCTATGAGGCTAGCCGTGTTGTTAAGGTAACAGCGCCTTATCTTAAACGGACTTGGACACAGATCGATCCAGAGCGAGTAGATAGCCGCGATTGGTGGCACGGTAATCCGCCGAACATTTTCCAGGATCAACCAGCGGGAGCTCGATAGATGGATCTTCGATGGTACCAACGCGAAGCGGTTGACGCTGCCTATGCGTATTTATGCAACCAGGCCGGCAATCCGGTGATCTGTTTGCCGACAGGGTCCGGCAAGAGTCTGGTCATTGCGGAACTGGCCAGGCGTGCGGTCAAGGAGTACGAAGGTCGCGTCTTGATTTTGCAGCATCGCAAGGAGTTGATCGAGCAGAACGCGGACAAGGTACGACGGTTGCTCGATATTCCGGTCGGTGAATACTCGGCAGGATTGAGACGGTACGCAACGGACGAAGACGTTGTCCTGTGCGGGATCCAGTCGGTCTACAACAAGGCGAACCTGTTCGATCGACGTCACTTGATCTTGATTGACGAGTCGCACCTGGTGCCGACCGACGACGAGGGGATGTATCAGACGTTCCTGAACGATATGCGGATCGTCAATCCGCAGGCTCGAGTGATTGGCTTGACGGCGACTCCGTTTCGGACGGGCGAAGGTGCGTTGTGCCGGCCTGACGGGATGTTTCAAGCTATCTGCTATAACGCGGACATCAAGCAATTGATCGAAGAGGGGTTCCTGTGTCGTGTTACGAATCAGCCAAGCAGCACGCAATTTGATACGTCAGGATTGCATCTGAGGTACGGTGAGTTCATCGCCAAGGAACTGGAAAGTCTTTTTGGTGGCTCGCAGGTCGCAGAAGCGTGCAAGGAGCTAGTGCAAGCTACCTCCGACCGTCACAGCGTGATGGTGTTTTGCACCTCGCTGCGACATGCGAGCAGTGTGGTTAGTACGCTGGAGAGCTTGACCGATGAGCGGGTGGCGATGGTCGAGGGAGGAACGCTGCCGCTGGAGCGGACGTCGATCCTGCGAGAGTTTCGCGAAGGCCGGATCCGGTGGCTGGTCAATGTAGATGTGCTGACTACGGGGTTTGATGCTCCCAATGTGGACGCGATCGCAATCTTGCGAGCGACCGCTTCGCCTGGCCTGTTCGCGCAGATCGTGGGCCGCGGTCTTCGCGTCCATGAAAGTAAGCAAGACTGCTTGGTATTAGACTTCGGCGAGAACTTGAAACGACACGGCTCGATTGACGCGATCGACTTTGGCAAGCCGCGTCAAAGGTCAGGCAAGCAGCGGGATCCGTCTGAGATAGCCGACGGACGCGAATGTCCAAATTGTGCGGGGATCATTCCCAAAAGAGAGAGGCAATGCGAGTGCGGGTTCGCGATCCCGCATCGCGAGCCAAACCATCAGCAGGAAGCAGACACCGAGGCCGAGCTGCTCTCGAGCAACGAGCCGGAAACGTGGATGGTTGATGGCGCGTTGGCGACCAGGCACGAAAAGGAAGGCAAGATCCCAAGCTTGCGGATTACCTACGCCCTCCAGCACGAAGGGAACATGCCCTACGGTGTCAGCGAGTGGATCTGCGTTGAGCATACGGGGTATGCACGGAGCAAGGCAGAGCTCTGGTGGCGAGATCATTGCTCGCTGCCGTGTCCCGGTTCAATCGACGAGGCGATCGACTTGTTCCAGCGAGGTTGGATTGCGATTCCGCGATCATTGACAACGCTGCGAGAAGGTCGCTTCCAAAAGATTGTGGGCAGGGAGATTGAAGAGCTGCCGGTTGGATTGCAAGAAGGACAGGTTGTTGAGGAGTTGCCGTTTTGATGGACACGGATGAACTGGAAATAAACGAACTGACGCAGAAGGAAATTGCATGGACGCTCAAGTATTGCTCAAACGACCTTGGACATGCATTGCACCAATTATGGTCTGCATGGTGGGGCAAACGCAGAAAAACAAAGCGGTTCATGGAAAAGGGTGAACTGTACTGGAAGAGCGTTTGGGACAAAACGGTTCGCCAGGTGCAAGGTGAAACGGAGATGCGGGCTCGCAGTCGATGTCCGCATTGCGGGGTGAAGCTGACGGCGAGGCGTTGCCTAGCGTGTCATTTGAGACTGGGTGTGATTAACAAATAACGAGACTATCATGGATGTACCAGACTCGCTCACTCTCCGACCGCAGTGGATTACTTGGCGCATCGTCGAAGACCAGAAGCGACCGAACTGCCGGTGGCAGGATCGGGGTAACTGGTGTGAATTTCACGAGGTATCGGATTTTGAAAAGATCGGGTTTGTGTTTACGGCGGACGATCCGCTGTGCGGGATCGACCTCGACGACTGCATTCATGAAGGTGGGGACTGGTCGGACTGGGCGATCGAGATCATGGAGCGATTTGCTGGCGTGGCGTATGCCGAGATTTCGCCGTCTGGGACCGGGGTAAAGCTTTGGACGCTCGGCAAGAAACGGGACGGGTTCAAATGCACATCTGGTAACGGTGTCGAGTGCTACGACCGGGGTCGTTGGTTCGCGGTCACGGGCAAGCGAGTCGATGGATACGAGACGATCGGAGACGGCCAAGAGCCGCTGGACTGGCTGTGCGAAAAATACCTCAAGGTTGCGGTCAAGGAATCTCTTCCGACTGCTGGTCCGCAAGTGTGCTTTTCATTGACCTCGTTGATGGATAGGGCAAGGAAGTATGTCTCGAACGCCGAACGGCCAAGCGAGGGAGGAAGAAACAACGCGGCTTTTCGGTTGGCTGGTCATCTGTACGCGATGGTTCAGCCGGACGGGGAAAGGCTGACAGAGATGGAGATTCTGGCGTTGGTCAACGGGTGGAATCATTCGCTGCCAAATCCGCTTGGAGATCGGGAAATTGAGGCAGTAGTCGCGTCTGCCGGCAAGTCCGGGACTCCGCGTCAAGACAAGGAACCGACGTTGCGGGTGGAGCAGGATTTGGGAGTAGACATCTCCAAGATAATCAATCAGCAATGGGCAACGAAGCAGCAGGAGTTGGCGGACGAGGACAACGACACGGATGAAGCGTTTTGTGAAGCGATGGTGCCGGAGTCGGGACTCTTGCGGCAGGTGTTTGATTTCTATTGCCGAACGGCGTACCGCAAAAGCAACGTGATGGGGTTGGCTGTCGCAGTCTCGTTGTGTGAGACGCTTTTTGGCCGGCGCATTTGCAGCCAAACCGACATGCGAACGAATGACTATAACCTGATTCTGGCGACAACAGGAAGCGGAAAGGAAGCGTGCGAGGCGACGATCACCAAGATCCTGGACGCAGCGGACCCGAACGGAACGCATCAACTGCCTCCAGATATTCAGTCAGGGAATGGGCTGATGAAGGCAATCTCGGTGAATCCGTGCGGCATCTGGGTCTGCGATGAGTTCGGAAAGATCCTGCAAAGCGTTCTGGACAAGAAGGGGAACCAGCACATCAAGAACATCGGTACGCATCTGCTCAAGGTCTACTCCAAAAGCAATGGTGTTTATGGTGGTGCCGGCCATTCCGACGGGATCCGAAACCGAGTCAGGGAACCGCACTTGGTCTTGCTGGGTCTATCGACCGGCTCCACGGTCTTTGCAGCGGTGAGCTCGGATCAGGTCTCGGATGGATTGCTTGGTAGGATTGCGTTCTGGCCTGTGCAAGATAGGCCTGTACCGTCACGGAATTTTGAGAAGGTGTCTCCCGGCGACGAGTTGGTTGAGAAGGTGAAGGCGTGGATCGCGTTTGCACCAGGCGGGAATCTTGGTGCTCAGTTCCCACGAGCGGAGACGATTCGATTTAGTTCAGATGCGGAGACTCGTTGGGATGTGCATGGCGTCCAGATCGATGATCGGATGCGTGCCGAGTCGGACGCACGAGCTGCGGTGTGGGCAAGAGTCGCGGCGAGAAGCATGAAGCTTGCACTGGTGCACCGAGCTGCTAGACTGGAAGTGGATCCAGGATCGTGTGCGTTCGAGTTCGTTCAACTTGAGCTGCAAGACGTGAACTGGGGAATCAAGCTTTCGAACTGGCTAGCCAGGATCGCTTGTGACCTGATCCAAGAGAACACGGTTGACCGTGGACTCGATAAAGCAAAGATGGTGCTGACCGAGGCGACCAAGTATGGGCCGGCTCGGTCGCGAGACTTGCTGCGAGCATGTCGCAGCATTACGGCAGGGGACTTGGCAGCAGCCGCGGTTGCCCTTGGATACCTGGTTGAGGAAATCCCGACCAGGTCCAAAGGCAATAAGGCCAAGATCTACCGCCGGCCTGACAGTGTCCTTGCTGTCCCGACCAGTGTCGGCAAGGAATCTCAATGAAAAGACACACTGTCCGCACTGTCCGCACTGTCCCAGGGGGTAGCCTCCCAGCTTCTTTGACCCAAGGAGGGTCTGCACCTATCAGGACAATGGGACAGTGGTATTTAGTATGTGTGTTTTATATGGATTTTTATAGGGTTTTTTACTCAAAACCACTGTCCCAAAATGGATTGGGACAGTGGTGGACAGTGCAGGACAGAGGTTGAGCATGAAGCGATTTGTCAGACGAGACAACACTCGGTACGGAAAACGGCATGTGCCGGGCCAGATGAACCAGACGGAGGCAGCGTACGCAGAGACGCTGCTGCTTCGCAAAATGGGGTCGGAGATCATCGATTGGCAGTTTGAGGCGATCACCTTCAAGCTGGCTCCGGACTGCCGCTATACGCCAGATTTCGCGATCTGGATGGCCGACGGGACGATGGAGTTCGTCGATTGCAAAGGCGGAGGTCCGATGGATGAAAAGTCGCGGGTCAAGGCCAAGGTTGCCGCCGAGCGGTATCCCATGTTTGTATTTGTGATCGAGCAGAAGAAAGCCAAGAAGGATGGCGGCGGCTGGAAGCGGGAAGTGTTTTGAAGAACAGGAGGCCGTTATGAACGGATTGATTGACCTGAAACAGATCGCTCGGCTCACTGGCATGTCGTACAACACGATTCGAAATTGGAGAAAGGCTGGCGTGCTGCCGCCTCCGATGATCGAGCTATCAAACAACCGAAGATACTGGACGATTGAGCAGCTAGAAAAATGGCGATGCCAGTTGTCGCCAGTTGTCGCCAGTCCAGTTCATTCAAACGAGAGTCCTGAAACCTGATGCGATAGCATGGCATGGATCCTGGAGCAGGGAGGCTCCTCTTTTCGTGTACTCACGGAGGTTGCCATGCCATCAGTCATTCAGGACTTGCTCAAAAGCCGGCGTTTCTGGGCGGCAGTCGCTTTGGTTGCCGTTCCGGTGCTCAACGAAAAGCTGAATCTTGGCATGTCCGAAGATCAGTTTGTTGCAACAGCTGTTGCAATTGTCGGCTTCATTGTTGGCGAATCTATTCGCAGTTCGTCAGCAAAGGCGTAGCGATGTTTCACCCAGGTCTCGACCGAATGGGGAATGTTCGCTTGCGAATGCGATTGCTCGCAAGAGCCGTAGCAAGGTCAGCGTGGATCAAATCCGGCGGCGGTGGCGAAGATGCAATCATCGACTTTCAAGCCGATCACCGACTCCGTGGAATCGATCCAGCACTTGTAGCACTGCTCTTGCAGATCGCTTTGTTGCTGTGGAAGTACTGGCTTGAAAGCAAGATCGAGACTCCGAGCGTTGTTCCATCGGCACTCGAACCTGTCGATTTTGAAACGGAGGACATTGATGCCGACTAAGGAACCTGGATCGTGGTTGCCGTGGATCTTTGTGGTAATCCTCGGAGCGATGCTCTACCAGCAAACGCCGAAGGTCGAGCCACAACCCGACAAACCCAAAGTCGAAAAGGTCGTTGCAAAAATGATGGCCGATACGACTCAAGGTTACGCCAAGGAATTTGAGAAGGCCGCTGCCAGCGTCGGCAACGGCGAAATCAAGAACGAAGAGCAACTACACAAACAACTCAAGGACGCCCTCGATGCGGTACGCACTCAGGCTAGCAGCGATCTCAACGCTCTTATGGATAGCAACATCCCAACAGAATGGAGCGACGGCAATGCCGTCAGCACCTTTCTCCGATCTGTCGCGAGTGGATTCAAGTGATTGTGCCAATGGCCAATGCCGATTGCCAAAGGTCGCTGCGGTGGTCGAGCCAGTTGCAAAAGTCGCTGTTGTTCCTGTAACAAAAACAACCCAGTTTTTGAAACAGCGTCAGCCAGTGCGGTCGGCACTGCGGAGGCTTGTGCGTAGATGAGCCAGTTGGACTTCTCTGAACCTGATCTGCCTGTCGGCGGTTATCGAATCGAACTGGAGGATCGCGAAGGAATCGCGACAAGTTCGACCGATTGCTTGTTCTCTACGTTTGGGGATGTGCCTGTTCGTGTCGATCCTCGCAAAAGTCCGCTAGCCGAAAAGGGTTGGCTTAAGGTCGAGAACCAAGGGCAGATCGGATCGTGCCAAGGCCAAAGCCTGACCGAGTGTGCCGAGTTTTGTTGGTCAACTGCGACGAGTGGCAACGTGATTCAGTTGTCGAGGATGTATGCGTATTTGAGATCGCAACAATTCGACAACATCCGAGGCGACTCTGGATCGACTCTGAGCGGAGGAACCAAGACGGCCAAGGAAGGCATCTGCCTGGAAGCGATTGGACCGTACACGTCGACCTATCCAGGTTGGGGTTGGATTACCTCGGCAATGACGGAAAACGCGAAAAGCTATAGGCTCAAAACGCACACCGTGATGCGGTCGGCTGATGATGTGCGCGCCTACATCGGTAGCGGTATCGGCATC